GCTTCATCAATGGGATCATAACTAGACATAATTTAAATATCCTTTCCTTGTGTTGGACTATATGTTTTACCATCCGAGAAGAATGATGATGTTTCACTAAATCCAAAATCATCTTCAGGACCTGCATCTGCTGGACTTGGTGTTACAGTATATCTCTGAACACGTTTTGCTGTTTTGGTGTTAGTATCAGGATAATAATCAACCTGAACTTTCTTAATAAGACCTTCAGAAGATTCTGCAATAGGTCCAAATAAATATGTTTTTGCTGTAAAGGTTAAAGTATATATTAAAGCTCTTCTTGTAGAAAAATCACCTTCATAATCATCTTGGAAATTAATACTATCTAAAACAATTGGTATATCTCTCTTTTCTCCTATAGATTTTACCAAATCCACAGTTAAATTAAATGATGGTTGAAAATAAGGTAATATTTGCTCTACAATCTGTAATGCATCATCATTTAATTTTGTTAAAATATTCAATTCAAATCCAATGTTATATGGAACAGGCATAAAAACTTTCTTTAATTTACTATCTCTACTATCAACTGCTTTAAATGTTTGAGTAACTCCAGTTTTACGTGAAGGGTCATAATTAATACTATTCATTTCAAACGACATTCTTGGTAATGTTGTTTGAACTGCCTTATTCAAATCTGCTTGCTGTTCCAATCTAGCAAGAAATTTTTGTGCAGGTCCATATGCTAGTGGTACTTTAAGTTCACTATATGTATTTCCTGCAGCATCATCATGTCTAATATGAATTTGATTGAATAGAGTACCAAAAGATATAATAGTTTTTCTAACAATTTCGTGATAGTAATAAGTTCCTAACATTAGTATGTACCAAATGGATTTGATTCAGTGAAGTCTAAAATCTTATCAGCTTCTGTTTCGATTTCATCACCTTTATCATATTTATCAGCATATTCTGCAGACTCAATATAATCTACAGTATATTGTGCAACAGGAGCAGTAGATCTGGTACCAAATTCAAATTTACCCTCAAGTACACTCTCTGTATTAATTCCCGACTTAGAAAGATAAACAGTTACATATAATGTATCACCAACTTCATTAGTTGTTATTCCTGTAACATTGGTAAGTGCTGTTAATACTCCTACATTTTGAACTTCTTGTCCTATAGAAATACCTGTTGTATTAATTCCTGTTATAGTAGATGCATAAGCAAGCATATCACCAGTTCTATTAACAATTATTGGGGTAAATGATGTTCCCTCAGAAGTAGATCCTATAGCAACATCACCAGCAATAAAGGTACCACTAGTAGCTCCAAGTTTTAATACATTACTAACACTATCCCAACTCTTAACTCTACCTTTTGCACCAGACTTGGATCCTGTCACAATTTCATTAAAAGTATAAGTTCCAATACCACTTATTGTTGGTGGTGTAGTAACAGTAGCAAATGCAGTAGTATTATCATATCCTATACCAGAATCTACCATAAGAATAGAAGTAACAAATCCTGAAGTATTAACAATAGCTCTACCAATAGCAGTACCAACACCAGAAGATGGAGATTGGAATATAATATTTGTATTTGTTGGATAACCACTACCACTTGATGCAATACTAACATTTCTTATACCAGCTGAATCTTTAACTAATGTTGCAGTAGCAGCAGCACCAACTCCATAAGAAGTTTCCCCAGAACTAGCACTTATAATAGATACCGTTGGAGCAATGGTATATCCAGCACCAGCATTTGTTAGTAAAATTTCTTTTACAGAATATATACCATTAACAGAAGTTGTTATTGCTACAGCACTTGCATTTGTTCCCCCAACTGGTGCAGTACTAATTGCAACTGTTGGTTCTTTAATATAATCATAACCATCATTATTTAAAACAATATTTCTAATATATCCAGTTGCAGTAGATACAGAAACTGTTGCAGTTGAACCAATAGAAATTAATTTTAGAGAGGTAACATAACCCTGCTCAACCAATACATCATCAATTGCTTCAGTAGTAGTACTTAATTGATCCCAACCACCAACTTCATCTTCAAGTTCAAATAATTCACATTGTAATTCATAAACATATGTTTTACCTAATTGATAAAAGGGTTTTTCATGCTCTACAAATTTAATTTCAAAAAGTCTTTGTCCTAATGGGAAATAAATCAAATCCCCTTCACGAGGTCTACTTGTAACTTCAACTTCACTATCAGGTAAACCTTCTAAAAATGGAGATATAAAATCTTCAAATCTTTCTTTTGATATTGTTACTGTTAATTCATCCTTTAAACTCATTCCAAATTTAGTCATAACATCACCAGCACCAGTATACCCTTCATAGGTATTCACATATGCCTCTATCGCAAAAGTATTATCAAATTTTGATGATTCAATTTCAGTAAAAATATTATCCTTAGATACAATCTTTCTGGGTAAATACATTACCTCTACACCAAAAATTTGTAACTGTTCATTAATTAAATCTTGAACAAGTCTTTGTTCACTCTCGGATCCTTGTAGAAAAAAGGGATTTAATGCCATAATATTATCCTATTAAATCAAGAGGTGGTACTTCATATTCTAATGACATTTTCGATTTAATTTCTTCAAGATCCCTTTGTGCATCTTCATATATTTCTCTACCATTCAATTCCAATCCACCAGGTAATTTTACACCTTTAAATTTTATTAAATTTTGACCCCATTGTTTTTTTATTAGAGCAGTTGCATATGGTTTTAAAAAACTATCATTCCAAACACCACCAAAGTTACTAGGATCTACTTGTCTATAACAATCAAGAACTAAAAAATTACCAGCAACTTCTGATTTCCAATCAATATCTAAATATAATCTATCTTGTCTTTTATTAAATCTTATTTGTTTGTCGGTAGTAAGTAAATGATCAATATCCTCAAGATATGATTTTGTCATTGCATATTGCATTAATTCAACAGAATTAAAATAATAAAGATCGTTTAGAAACAATTGATATTTTATACTAAACATTCCACCAGATATTGAACTACTATCAAATTTAAATATCTTATTTACACCTATTACTGAATCTGGAACTTCAAGATAATTAGAAGTTTCAACCCAATTGGTGGTATTGGTTCCAATAATTTCATTAGTAGTTGATGTTACCGTAGTAGTTACAATACCAACTCCTTCTGTTCCTGAAGCTGATCCCCTATCAATCTCATCTTGAGTTAATTTGTGTTTGAGATACATTCTCTCAACACCATCAAAATGTCGTTCATAAAATATCTGAAGTGCATCATCTATCAAATCATCAATTTGATCATCATCAACATTAATTTCCAGAACTGGATATCCAAGTTTTCTCTTACAATAATCTTTAAAAGTAGTACGACTAGTTGGTATTGCCATTAGAATGATCCTCCATCGATTGTGCCCGCGGTTAATATACCACTAACAACTAATTCAGTAAGAGTTCCAACAGTTGTCAATGAAGATCCAACAACAGTTGGACCAAGAGTAGTTTTATTTAGAAGTAAATTTGATCCTGCTTTAAAAGCAGCTCCATCAGATATTCCAATACCTATACTAGATTGTAAAGTATCAGTAGAATCATCAAAAAGAAAAGTTTTTTGAATACTGGTAGAACCTATTCCAATTCCTGCACCATTAAGATTAGCATCAGATGCAATAGCACTTGCAATTCCTATTCTAAAATCACCTATACTAATAATTTGATTGCTTTGAGTAAAGGTAGTTCCTATTACACGTAAATTACCTTTAATATGAACTAATCCAACTTCACCAGAAATATCTTTAGGATCTAGATAAAGTATATTTGGACCAGAAATAGTAGCAGATCCAGTTTCATCACTAGTTCCCGATGATAATGTAATTCCATCATATTGCTCTACACCACCCAACCATGATCCCGTAGTAAATTTAGATGCAGTGGAAATTCCTGTAAATTTTGAATTTGTAGCAATTACATCACTAACATTTACATTACTTGAAATATTTAAATTTCCACCAACATATAAATCATTTTTAACTGTCGTAAGTCCACTTATTGATCCAACAGTTGTAATACCACTTATACCCTCAAAAGATAAACCATGAAAAGATTTATCACTATATACTTGCTCATGAAATGTAGAAACACCAACAAAAGTTGATACTCCAGAAACATGTAATGTTGTAACAGAAGCAATACCTCCTATTACATTACGTGGAATATTCTCTAAGGAACGAGTTGATGAAGATAAAACCTTTATTGCATTTGTTTGACCAACTCTAACCGAAATATCTGCCATTATTCTGTAATCCCACCCCGAACTAAGACATTACCTTCAACCACTCTCGTTACTTCCTGTGTGCCTGAAGCTGTTATTAAAACATCATAAAGATACCTACCAGGATCTAATTGACTAGTTACTGATGATTCCATAGTTAAAGTAAACTTTCCTTGAGAAGAATCGTCAATAGTTGCAACAAAATCATACCATGTTGAGCTAGCAGGATGTTTTCTCAACTGAGACTTTACTGTATAGGAATTCAAGTCTAATGCTGATCCATCACTTGTC